TCAGAGCACAAATTGCCGCGAAATTTCGGCGGAAACTTTTTTTAGGCGAGTGGATCGGACGATGGGACGCAGAGCGATGTCGCCGGAGCTGCAGGAAGCTCGCGGCAATCCTGGCAAGCGCCCGATCCGCAAGGTGACGCGGGTGCGTGGCAAACGGGCGGCGATCGAGCGGCCGAAATGGCTGAGCGAGACGATCGCCAAGCAGGTGTGGCTGCGGCTCTCTGGCTCGCTGCACTGGCTGCGCCGCGAACACGCCAACGTCTTCGGCCGCTATTGCGTCTACATCGCCAACTGGGTCGAGGCGACGAAGGAAATCCGCAAGGGCGGCATGGTCTACGAGACCAGCTCGGCCCATGTCGAGAACATGCTGCGCATCAATCCATGGTTCACGGTGCGCTCGCGCATCGAGGATGACCTGGTGAAGCTCGAAGAGAAGCTCGGCCTGACGCCTATCGACCGCCAGAAGGTCATTGCCGGCATGGCGGCGCTCGCCAGCGGGCAGTTCAGTGACCTGTTCGGCGACGATGGCGAGGACGAAGGCGCCAGCGATTCCGAGACTCCGACCGCCGATGTACCGGCGCCGGTCATTCCGGCCGACATGCCGACGGTTGGCGCGCTGAGCAACAAGCTCAACTGATGAGCGAGGACTCGCCGTACGTCTTCGACGCGGCGGCGGCCGATGCGGCCTGCCGGTGGATCGAGGAGCACTGCGTCTTCACCACCGACAAGTGGGCGGGCAAGCCGTTCCGCCTCGAGGGGTGGCAGCGCGACGATATCATCCGCCCGGTGTTCGGGACGAAGCGCAAGGCGGATGGACTTCGGCGCTATCGGCGCGTGATCGTGTGGATCCCGCGCAAGAACGGCAAGACTGAGCTGGCCGCGGCGGTGTCGCTGGTGTGCCTGGTGGCGACGGGCGTGCTGGGCGGCGAGGTCTACTCGATCGCGGCCGACAAAGACCAGGCCAGAATCGTGTTCGACAAGGCGGCGACGATGGTCGCGTACTCGCCGCGCCTGGCTGAAGTGGTCGAGCCGCTGAAATCGGCGCTGTTTGTGCCGCAGCTGGGTGCCAAATTCGAGCCCCTGAGCGGGACGCCGACCGGCAAACACGGCAAGAACGCGTCGGCCATGGTCGGCGACGAGGTGCATGAGTGGCCGGACGATCGGCTGTATACGTTCATCCACCAGTCGGAGGGCGCGCGCGAAGAGCCGCTCGAATTCCTGATCTCGACGGCGGGGACGCAGGAGGGATTTGGCTGGGAGCTGTGGCAGGAGTGCCAAAAGATCCTCGACGGCACGATCGACGACCCGGAAACGTTGGTCGTGATCTACGCGGCCGGCGCCGACGATGACTGGACTGCCCCCGCGACATGGAAGAGGGCCAATCCGAACCTCGGCATCTCGGTGCGCCTGGACTATCTCGCGGCAGAGTGCAAGCGGGCGCAGGAAAACCCGCGCCTCGAGAACGATTTCAAGCGGTACCACCTCAACATGTGGACCGAGCAGGACGTGCGCTGGCTGTCGATGGATCTGTGGCGCAAGTGCAGCGCCGAGCCGGAGAACATCGACTATTGGCGCAAGTTGCCGGCGCTGATGAAGGGGCGCCATGGCTATGCCGGCGTCGACCTGTCGTCAACATCGGACATCACGGCCATGGTAGCCGCCTTCCCGCCCGACGATGATTGGCCACGGTGGATCATTGTGCCGCGGTTCTGGCTGCCGGAAGCGACGATTGAGCGCCGGACGCGCGTTGACCGCGTGCCCTATGAGACCTGGGCGCGGCTTGGCATGATCGAAGTGACCCCGGGCAACACGGTCAACTACGACTGGATCAAGCAGGCCGGGTACGACTGGATGGACCAATACGACATCCGCCAGTTCGGCTTTGATCGGTGGAACGCGACGCAGACCATGAACGACATGGAAGCGGAAGGCGTCGAGATCGTGAAGGTCGGGCAGGGCTTTGCCAGCCTGACGGCGCCGGCGAAGGAACTCGAGCGCCTGGTTGTGTCTGGCGAGCTTGAGCATGGCAATCATCCGGTGATGACCTGGATGGCACGCAACGCTGGCTATGAGACGGATGCTGCCGGCAATCTCAAGCCGAGCAAGGCGAAGAGCAAAGAGAAGATCGACGGCATCGCAGCCCTGGTGAACGCGCTGTTTGTCGCGATGTCGACAGAGGTCGAGGGCCCGTCGGTCTATCGTGAACGCGGCCTGCTGGTCGCCTGAGGGGAATCGGATGGCAATCTGGTCACGCTGGTTCCGGCAGGCGCAGTCGGCAACTGCCGAACGCATTGAGCCTCGTGCGGCGGTGCAGAGCGGTGATGGCGGCGTCCGGATAACGACGAGCCAGCAGCTCGAAGAGTACCTCCGGGAGGGCGATGTCAGCGCGGCCGGGCTAGCAGTGACGCCCGACACCGCCCTGCGCATGGGTGCCGTCTTCGCATCGGTGCGACTGATCACCGGCCCACAGGCCAACTTGCCGCTCGACGTGAAAATCCGCGTCGACGCGAAGGTGCGCGAGGATGCCAGCAACAGCGCCGTTTGGAAGGTGCTGAATCGAAAGCCGAATGGTTGGCAGACGGCCCAGCAGTTCCGGCGCATGCTGGGCTCGCATCATCTGCTTCGTGGCAATGGCTACGCCATGATTGTCTGGAACTGGTCGAAGACAGAGCCGCAAGCCCTGATCCCGATGCATCCAGACCGCGTCGAGGTAAAGCAGAACGATGATCTATCGCTAACCTATTGCTACCATCGCAAGGATGGCGGCCTTGTCGAGCTGCCGCAGAGCGATGTCTTCCACCTGATGGGATTGACGCTCGACGGCCTCAACGGCGTTACGCCGATTACCTATGCTCGCGAAGCTATCGGACTGGGGCTGACGATGGAGCGGCACGGCTCGACGCTGTTCAAGAACGGTGCGCGACCAAGTGTCGTGCTGCGTCACCCCAAGCAGGTCGGCAAAGAGGCCATGGAGAATCTGCGCGAAAGCCTCGACGAGTACCGCCAGGGTGGTGACAGTGAGGGCCGCGCTCTGATCCTCGAAGAGGGGATGGAGATCTCGCCGCTGACGATGTCGTCGCTCGATGCGCAGTGGATCGAAAGCCGCAAGTTTTCGCGCACGGAAGTAGCGATGTTTTTCGGTGTGCCGCCGTTCATGCTGGGCGACACGGAAAAATCGACCAGCTGGGGATCTGGCATCGAGCAGCAGACCCTGGCCTTCATCGCCTACACACTCGAAGACTATTTGACGATGTGGGAACAGGCGGCAATGACGCGCCTGGTGCGCGATCCAACAGAGCGAACCTACGTGCGGTTCAATCGCTCCGCCCTTGTCAAAGGCGATATCAAGACCCGCTGGGATGCCTACGTCAAAGCCCTGCAGTGGGGCGTCTATAGCCCGGATGACGTGCTCGCCTTTGAAGACCAGAACCCGCGAGCCGATGGCGAGGGTGGCCGCTACTACGATCCGCCAAATACGGCCGGCGCGAGCGCGGCATCCTCAACTGGAGACCAGCCAAATGACCCTGCGCAGCCTGCCTGAGGCCAAAAGCATCGCGCGCCCGCAGAACTTCCAGTGGGATGCGCCGTCAGACGTTCTGGCCAAGTGGGCCGAGCGGCCAATGGCTGCAGCCGATGCTGCCGATACGATCAGCATTTTCGACATTATCGGCGAAGACTTCTGGACGGGTGGCGGATTCACCGCCAAGCGGGCAGCTGCCGCCCTGCGCTCGATCGGCAACAAAGACGTAAACGTTCAAATCAACTCGCCTGGTGGCGATGTGTTCGAAGGCATCGCGATCTATAATCTGTTGCGCGCACATCCGGCCAAGGTGAATATCCAGATCATGGGCTGGGCGGCCTCGGCCGCTTCGATCATCGCCATGGCTGGTGACACGGTGAGCATGGGCCCGGGGACGTTCCTGATGGTCCACAATGCCTGGGGCGTCGTAGTTGGTAACCGGCATGACTTGCGCGCCTCGGCCGACGTCCTCGAGGGCATCGATCAAGGTCTCGTCGACATCTACGCCGCGCGCGCCAGCATCGACCGCAAGGCGATCGAGAAGTTGATGGACGCCGAGACGTTCATGGGACCCACCGAGGCGATCGCAAAAGGCTTCGCGGACAGCGAGGATGCTGCGCTCGCCGCGACTGATGCGACACAGAATTCCAGCGACCGCGCCCTGATGGCGCGGCGCCAGACCGAGGCAGCGCTTGCGCGTGCCGGTCACAACCGTTCCGCCCGTGCCGATATCCTTCGGGAAATCGGCACGGGTCTTCCGGCCCCGCGCGATGCAAGCCGGACCGACGAAGCCCCGCGCGATGCAAGCTTCGACTTCGTGGCCGCTCAGCGGCTCATTGACACCCTCAAGTCCTAGGAGACTGACCATGGAGCATGCTCTGCTCAATCCGCGCCGGACGCGCGGCCTGGTTGGCGTGCGCGCGGATGCCAGCGACGCCAACAAGATCCTTGCCGACCTGCAGAAGACCTTCGAGTCCTTCAAGCAGGAGAACGACGCGCGCCTCAAGGGCATCGACAAGCGCTTCGACGACGTCGTGCAGGCCGAAAAGGTTGATCGCATCAGCGCCGATATGACCAAGCTGCAGGCTGCGCTAGACGAGATCAATGCAGCAGTCGCCGCAGCCAAGCTGGGTGGCGACTCCGGCGCCGGACTCAACGCCAATGAACGGGCGCACGCTGCCGCTTTCGACCAGTTCTTCCGCAAGGGCGTCGAGAACAATCTGCGCGAGCTCGAGGTGAAGGCTGCGGCCTCCAGTTCCTCGGATCCGGATGGAGGCTACACCGTCAGCAAGCAGATCGAGACGACGATCGACCGCGTGCTCAGCACCGTCTCGACGATGCGCCAGCTCGCCCGTGTCGTGCCCATCTCGAGTGCGGTCTACAAGAAGCTGATCGGCCAGGGCGGCGCGACGAGCGGCTGGGTCGGTGAGAAGGATGCTCGGACCGAGACCAACTCGCCGACGCTCGTTGCCCTCGAATTCCCCGCGATGGAAATCTATGCCATGCCCTCGGCCACGCAGGGGCTTCTCGATGACGGCAGTGTCGACATCGCTCAGTGGCTAGGCGACGAGGTAAGCATCACCTTCGCCGAACAGGAAGGCGCAGCCTTCATTTCCGGCAATGGTGTCGCCAAGCCGCGTGGCATCCTTGGCTACACGGCGATTGCCGACGCGTCCTACACCTGGGGCAAGCTGGGCTATATCGCCACCGGCGTCGCCGCGGCCCTGTCGGACGCCTCGAACAATGGCGTCGATGCGCTGATCAGCATGGCCTATGCCCTGAAGCAGGGCTATCGCACCAACGCGTCCTGGCTCATGAACCGCAAGACCGCCGGCACGGCCCGTCGCTTCAAGGACAGCTACGGCCAGTATCTTTGGCAGCCCGCCACGCAGCTCGGTCATCCGCCGACGTTGCTGGGGTATCCGCAGTATGACGACGACAACATGTCGGACGTTGGCGCCAATGCGTACCCGGTCGCCTTCGGTGACTTTCAGCGCGGCTATCTGATCGTCGACCGCGTCGGCATCCGCGTGCTGCGCGATCCGTACACCAACAAGCCCTATGTGTCGTTCTACACGACCAAGCGCGTTGGCGGCGGCGTGCAGAACTTCGAAGCCATCAAGCTGCTGAAGGTCGCGACCTCGTAAGGCGCCCCCCACTTCTCCTTCGACAAACTGGCGGGCGCTTTGACAGCGCCCGCCTCATCATCATTCCCTGACGAAAGGAGGGTCCAATGCAGGACCTTCACAATAAGCTTGACGTCAAGCGCGCGCTTTCGCCTGCGGCTGCGACGACCGACAACACTGTGTTCACCTCCCAGGTGGCTGACCTTCTCGGCTATGACGGCGCCGAGCTGATCATTGCGACGGGCTCGCTCGCGGACGCGGATGCGACCTTCACGCTGCTGATGGAAGACAGTTCCGACAACAGCACGTTCGCGACCGTCGATCCGAAGCTCCTCAATGGCACCGTTGCCCTGGGGTCCTTCGACTTTTCCGCCGACGACAAGGTGTTCAAGATCGGCTACGTCGGCTCGAAGCGCTACCTTCGTGCCAAGATCACGCCTGCCAACAATACGGGCAACGCGTTCGTCTCGGCCGTCTGGGTGCTGGCGCCGACCATCCTGCCGCCTGCTAACCCGCCGGTCTGATCGACCTGACGATCCACGCCCGGCGCTGCTGCGCCGGGCCTTTCCTCATTGCACATGGAGGGCCGGATGCAGGCCAAAGTCATAACCAGTTTCTCGGGCAAGCCCGACGATGAGATCCTCGCGCGCACGATCGTTGTCGACGAAATCATCACCGGCGATCTCGCCGCAGTCGCAGTCGGCCTTGGCTGGGCTAGCGATATCGATGCCCCCAAAGGCAAGAAGGCACGCCAGGCGGCCATCGATCCTGACCTCGATGTCAAGCGCGCCGCGGCGCAGCAGGCCGTCGATGCCGCCACTACGGCCCTTGCCACTGCGCAGGCTGCTGAACAGGCGGCTGACGAGGCGAGCAAGGTAGATGCTGCCAAGGCCGTCAGCGACGCGCAGACCGCCCTCGACGACGCCACCACGACCCTCGCCAAACTGGGCTAGGCCGCGCCGCGCTATCCACCACACGCCAGGAGAAATAGGTCATGGCTACCAGCATTCTCGCGACCGGCACGACGGCCAGCAGCTCGTCGGATACGACCTTCACGTCGGACACGCTGGTCTCGCTCAAGGGGCCGCCGGAGGCCGATGCCAAGGTCGTGGTGGAAAGCAAGGACGACGGCGGTGCCTATAACGTCATCGGCGCCCTGACACAGGACAAGCCGTCCGGCATTCTGGCGGCGGGGACTTATCGGTTCACCCGCATCGCCGGGCCGTCCTGCGGGGTCTACAGTGCCTGAGCTGATGCGTCCGTCGATCCGGAACGCCATTCGGCCCGTGCCGGCGCTCCCCATCACCCCTAACAAGGGCGGGGGGTTCTCGCTCGCCTCGCTGTTCCGTGCGGGCGAGGACGGGTTCCTGTTTTATCCGATGTCGGATCTGACGCGGTTGTTGCAGACCAGCGTTGGCGGATCGGCAGTCGCCGCTGATACCGATCCGGTCGGGCTTGACCTCGACAACCATTCATGGGGCAGCGGGACAAGTTACGCTGCCATTGTGGCGGCGCAGCCGGAACTGGTGACCAACGGTACATTTGCGACCGATGCCAGCTCATGGACCGCAACGAACGCGACGATTGCGAGCACGGCTGGCAGGGGGAGGCTGACAGCATCTGCGGCGGGGTCGCTGGCAGAACAGACACTGAGCCTGGTCGTCGGCAAGACCTACGTCATCACCGGAGAGATGTACGCAATCTCGGGCAACAACCCGCAGGTCGTAATCCGCAACAACGCCGACAGCCTGAACATTGCCACCGTCACCTATGCCGCCGATGGGGTGTTTACCCGAGTCTATTTCGTGGCGACAGAAACCAATAGCAAGGTTCGCATTCGTCAGAGTGGCACGGCCTCAGCTGGGCAAACGTCGGACTTTGACAACATCAGCGTCAAGCTCGTCCCCGGCAACCATGCCCTTCAGGCGACGACCACAATGCGCCCGCTATGGAAGGCGAACAGCGGCAAGCCTTACCTGAGTTTTGACGGGTCGGATGACAAGCTGATCTCGCCCTTTATCCCAACCGCTGCTTGCACACTGGCGATAGCGTGTCGGTTTCCGGCAACCGATGCGACCTCTCGCATCATGATTGGCGGAGGCACCTCCACGGGCAACAAACGCTGCTTTCTTGGCAAGAACGCTACAGATGGGAAACCGGTTGTTGGATGGGGCAGTGAGAGTACCAATTCCGGATTTGGCTCCGACCTCGGTGCGACCGACCACGTCATGCTCATGACTGGCGATGGTACTAGCAGAGACCTGTGGATCGACGGGGCGTTGGTCGACAGCAGAGCGCCTACCGGTGGGCCGGATGGAACCGGCGGCGGAGTCGGCCTTGGTGAGTACAACAATGGCGGCAGCCCAAGCACGCTGTCGGCTGGCAACCTCTATGCCGCTCTCGCGCTGAACCGCCGTGCCACGCCTGTAGAGATCGCCGGCATCATTTCCCTGTTCAAAAGGACTTACCAATGACCACGCAACCCATCGTCTGTCTCATCAAGGCCACAGACCGCGACAACGCCAATCTCGTCTGGGCGGCATGGGGCAAAGGCCCGGAGACGTTCTCTCGCGAGCTCACGACCGACGCCAGTCCGACGACATCGAGCCCAGTCACGCACTATCTGATGGCCGATAGCTCAACCTCGGTCGAAGACGTGCAGATCATCCAGAGTTTCGCGAACGGGCAGCTTCCTCCAATCTTAGGGCTTTGGGGACAAGACGGCGTGATTGACGCGGCGGATGCGCAGCAAGCGGTCGATGGCGACAGCCTGCAGTGTTACTCGGCCTCGGGCAATGTGACACCGCTCGACCATTGCAACGCGATCCTCGCGAGCCGTGGCCTCAAGTGGGTGCCGGACGAGCTCTGACCCCACGCCCCAACCGCGGGCGAGGGGGTCGGGGGGGGTACATTTCAGTTTCAAGCGGGGACCCCTAGGCCTCGCCCGATGGAGGGCGAGACTGATGATGGGGTCCCCGCTTCTGCCGGATCAAGGGCATCACGCCCTAAAGAATCGGGGATTGAGCACCCCGTAGCGGGGAGAGCGGTCTTGCTCCCGCTCTCCCCGCGCTTCCCCCCGATTTTGAAAAGGAAATCGACATGGCTGCTGCCAATGTCCTCACTGCTGGCACGACCGCTGCCAGTTCCTCCGATACCACGGTAACGAGCGACACCCTCTTCGGTCTCAAGGGCACCGGCGAGGCCGTCCAGGTCTTCATCGAGGTCAAAACCGACGCCGGCGCCTATCACCTGATCGGACAGCTCACCCATCGATCCTCCCAAGCCCATAAAGCAGGAGGCGTTTCTTTGACCTCAATCACCATATCGGTCGTGCCACCAGACTTGCTCCAGCAGACTGAGGAGCCATCTCTTGCAAGACCGCCACAATACCTGCCCCAAATTGGGGTAAGTCGTTATCAACCTCAGGCTGGCAAGGTCTGTTGACCAAGAGAGGATACGATGGCCGAGAATTCGCGGATCGAGTGGACCGACCACACTTTCAACCCGTGGACGGGTTGTACCAATGTCAGCCCTGGCTGCGACCATTGCTATGCAGAGGCGTGGTCGAAGCGCTCCGGTCACGTAAAGTGGGGAAACAGTCCTCGCAAGCGGACGACCGATCACTACTGGAAGGCGCCAGCTATATGGAACAGCCGTGCTGGGGAGTTCGGCGCGACCCACGGGCGCAGGCAGCGGGTCTTCTGTGCTTCGCTCGCGGATGTGTTCGACAATCAGGCCGAGAAGGGCTGGCGCACCGATCTGTTCAATATGATTAGGTCGACGCCTTCCCTTGACTGGCTGCTGCTGACGAAGCGTCCGCAGAACATCAAGAAAATGCTGCCCCTCGATTGGGGTGATGGCTATGCCAACGTGTGGCTTGGAATGACTGCTGAAGATCAGGACCGGTATGATCAGCGCTGGCCTCATCTCGCTGCGATTCCAGCAATGGTCCGCTTCGTGTCCTACGAACCTGCCATCGGGCCTCTGCGGCTGACGCGCTCTGACTTCTTGCCGGACTGGTTGATTTCGGGTGGCGAGAGTGGTGGCGGAGCCCGGCCAATGAACCCAAACTGGGTTCGCGATGTCGTTGCTGATTGCCGATCCCTCGGTGTCGCTCCGTTCCACAAGCAGTGGGGCGCTTACGGCAACAATCCTCTGGTGGTCGAAAACGGACTTTCTGTCGAAGTCGCGAAGAGCCTGGACCCCTACGGCAAGGGCGGTGGCCTCCTCGATGGTGAGATCGTGAGGGTTTTTCCGCATCCTCGCGTATTTGCGTCGGTTGCGGCCTGACACCTTCGCCGCTTGACTTGGAACATGACCGCCTTGGCCGGCGTGATGGCCTGGCGGTTGCGCGTGGCGCCGGAGTGATTGGGCAGGATGGCGAGGGCCATCTGCTTGAAGTCAAAGGGCGTCAGTGCGGTGAGCGGGACGTCGCCGAAATAGGCGCAGATCGGCTCGAGGTAACGCGCCTCGCCGCCGTGCTGCATGTAGGACTCGGCAGCTGTGCGGAAATCGGGCGCGGTGTTGCGGGCAATATGAATTGGTGCTCTGTCGAGCGAAGCCATGACTGATCTCCATAGGATCGGTTGCGGTCAGAGCGCGCCGCGGCCTGCCAGGGCCCGGCGCGTTCGCCTTCAGAGATAGGGCTGCCGGCGCGGCCCGCAAGTCCCGACGTGGTCAGACACTTAACGAGGGCCGACCGGTCATGCCTCGCATTTATGTCATCGTCGCCCTGGCTCTCGCGAGCTGGGCTCGGCTTCTTGCGCTCGTCGCTTTGTTCTCGAGGACCTGATGTTTGCTCCCATCCGCACCGTGGCGCCGGACGAGCAGCCGGTCAGCCGCAGCCAGGCGAAGGCCCAGCTGCAGATCGATGGGACGAATACGGACTGGGACGATCTGCTTGACGCGTACATCGAGGCTGCAACGGCGCATCTCGATGGGTGGAGCGGGATTCTCGGGCGGTGCCTCGTCACCCAGACGTGGACGCAAAGCTTCGAGTGTTTCGAGCGTGAGTTCGATCTTCCGTTCCCCGATGTGCAGACCGTGACGGTTGAATATCGCGACACGAGCGGCACTTGGCAGACCTTCGATGCAGCCAACTACGCGCTGCAGCAGGAAGTCGGCGGATCCTGCGTCGAGCTGCTGACGACGGCCGCGATCCCGGCGACGAGCTGGGTGCGAGAAGATCGGGTTCGGATCACCATGGTCGTGGGCTATGGCGCCGCGGCCGCTGTGCCCAAGCCGCTGTGCCAGGCGATCCTGCTGACGGTCGGGCACTGGTTCGCCAATCGCGAGACGGTCAACGTCGGCAATATCGTTTCAGAATTGCCGTTCGGTGCGACGGCACTTGTGGCGCCATATCGGCGGGTAGGTGTCTGATGGGCTTCGCCGCTGCCAAACTCGACCAGCGGGTCACGCTGCAGCGGGCTGGGAAAGTGACCGACGCGCTTGGCGGGGAGACGCTGACGTGGACGGATATCGCCACGGTGTGGGGAAGCTGGCGGCGTGCCTCCGCGCGGGAGACGCTGGCTGCGGCCGAGTTGAGCGCAAGCGTTTCGGACGTGTTCGAGGTACGCCTTTCGTCGGCGCTGGCTGATCTCGGCCCAACGGACCGGCTGCTATGGAGCGCACGGACCTATGACATCGTCGAAGTGACGCCCCTCGAACGCTATGGCCTGCGTATCGCGGCTGTAGCGCGGAGCGAGCGGTGAGCTTCAAGGTCTCGATCAAGACGGAAGGGCTTGCCGAGCTGGATGCGGCCCTCGGGGAGTTCAAGAAAGGCACGGCGCGCGCCATTCTGAAGCGCGCATTGATGACGGCGGCGCAGCCGCTGGTGGACATGGCCAGCCGCCTGGCGCCGGATGATCCCGCAACGGGTCCGCCGGACCTGCACAGCTCGATCATCGCCTCAAGCAAACTGCGCAACGAGACGGGCAACAAGGAATTCGCCGCGGTGATGCGCGCCGGCGGCACCCGGGCAGATGCGCGCGCGGCTATGCTCGATGCGAAAGCGGTAGGCGGCGAGGACAGCTTCGCGATCGTCTATGTCGGGCCGCAGTCCGGCAGCAAGAAGAACGCGATCAAGGCGATCGTGCAGGAGTTCGGCAGTGTCAAGCAGCCGGCGCAACCCTATCTGCGACCAGCCTGGGAACAGAGCCAGGGGACGGTGCTCGATGGGATCAAGGCCGCCCTGACGGTCGAGATCGACAAGGCGACGAAGCGGGCGCAGGCGCGGGCCCTCCGGCTCGCGGCGAAGGGGAAGTGACTGTGGAAGCGGATCTGCGCAGCCTTATCCTTGCGAACAGCGGCATCACCACTCTTGTTGGGCAGCGCGTCACGTGGGGCGCGCGGCCTCAGGGCGTGGAGCAGCCGGACATCGTGCTGCTGCTGGTCGCGGGGGCGCCTGGCTACACGATGGCAGGTGAGGACGGGCTCGACCAGTCGCTGGTGCAGATGGATATCCGGGCAAGCACGTCGCTGCTCGATGCAACGGCGGTTCGCGATGCAGTGCGGTCCGCCCTTTCGGGCTTCTCCGGCACCGTCGGCAGTACAACGTTCTATAGCATCTTCCTGCGGCAGGTGCGGCAACGCGCCGAGCAAGCCGAAGGTGGGGGAATGGCGTACCTGATCCAGATGGATTGGGACGTGGCGAGCCATACCGCCGGCTAGGCGGTCAGATCAACATCAGCACAGGAGGCCGCGATGGCGGACCTTACGATTACCGCGGCGAACGTGAAGCCGGGGACGAATGCGCGTCTCGATCGCAACGGCTATGCCGGCGAGACGATCACGCAGGGCATGCCGGTCTACAAGGCGGCAGACGGCTATTGGTATAAGGCGGACAGCAACTCGGCGACCGCTCTTGCGCGCGTGGCCAATGGCATCGCCGCCAATGCCGCCTCGCAGTATCAGCCGATTGACGTGCTGCTGCCGGGCGAAGGAGTGACCTATTTCCCCGGTGCCACGCTGACCGTGAACACGGCGTACTATCTCAGCGACACCGCTGGGGGCATCTGCCCGCTCGCCGATGTTGGCTCCGGTGAGTACATGCAACTCATCGGCATCGCGATCAGCACGACAGAAATGAAACTGTCGCTCGTGAATACCGGCGTCGCAAGCTAGCGCGCGGCTGACCTCAACCCCTCACTATCGGAGATCGCATCATGCCCTCGGCAGCACGCCCCGGATACAGCACCATCCTCAAGAAAGGCGACGGTGGCTCGCCGGAAGCCTTTACCGACTATGGCTTGGAAATCACGAACATCGACGGCATCGGGTTCAGCCGCGAGGCGATCGATGCCACGCATCTGCAGAGCGCCGGGGGCTATCGCGAGTTCATCCCCGGCCTCAAGACGCAGACGCCGATCACCGTTGAGATCCAGTGGGTCGCCTCTGGCACGGGCGCGCTACAAACACTGCTCGAGGCCAGCTCGCCGCTTGGCAACTGGCAGGTGCTGTTCCCCGATAACAGCAAGGTCACGTTCTCGGCGATGATTTCCAGCTTCAAGCTGGGCGCCGTGACTCCGGACGGCAAGCTCACTGCGACGGTGGAGCTCACCCCGTCCGGCGCGCCGACCTGGGCGTAACGCATGGCCAACAAAGAGCGGGGCGAGGTCGCCGTCCAGATCGGCAAGCAGAGCTACACGCTGTGCTTTTCGACCAATGCGATTGCGGAGATCGAGCAGGTCGGCGACGCCAGCATTATGGCGCTTATGGCGCAGTACGTCACCGAGGGCAGGGCCGCCACTACGCGGCTGATGCTCTGGGGAGCGCTGCGCAAGTTCCATCCCGAGATCAGCCTGCTCGATGCCGGCGACATGCTGGACGACTGCACGCACGAGGACGGCAAGACGGTCGGGGAGGCGATCGGGGAGGCGATCCGATTTCGCCTGGCCGCCCTCGGATACATCGCCGACAAAGACGACGGGGAAGCCGCCAACAACGGCTGACGCGCTCGTCGAGTTCATCGCCGCCGGATTCTCTGAAGACCTGTTCTGGTCGCTGACGCCGCGGCAAATCTGGCGGCACATGCTGGCGGCCCGGAAGCGGGACGCACGGGCGCACAATGAACTGATGACGGCGCACTA